CAATGTTCCTTGACCCCGCTGGCCCAGTAACCGTACAGCGCTTTGAAGAAGTCAAGTACACCAAACTTCAGAACTATGAACTTACTGCCCGTGGATTCTTCTGGGTACCCGAAGAAGTGTCCCTAACAAAAGATAAGATGGATCACAAAGATGCTACTGAGGCAATCAAGCACATCTTTACCAGTAACCTACTGAGGCAAACAGCGCTTGATAGTATTCAAGGTAGAGCGCCAGCACAAGTATTTGGTCCTGTTATCTCTATCCCTGAGCTAGAGGCATTAGTCAGTAATTGGAGTTTCTTTGAGACCTCTATTCACAGTAAGAGTTACAGTCACATCATTCGTAACATCTATAGTGTGCCTAAAGAGGAATTTAATAAAATTCACGATATTCAGCCTATTATCAGTATGGCAAGTAGTGTCGGTATGTACTACGAGACCTTACACCGAATCAACTGCCGTAAAGAGATTGGTGAAACAGTCAACGAGCATGAACACATCAAAGCAATTTGGATGGCACTCAATGCCAGTTACGCTCTTGAGGCACTCAGATTCATGGTATCATTCGCCACATCCCTGGCGATGGTAGAGAACAAGATTTACATCGGTAACGGAGCAATTATTGGCCTTATTTTACAAGATGAAATTTTACACGCCGAATGGACAGCCTGGATCATAAACCAGGTAGTCAAAGAAGACCCTAGATTCCAATCAATTGTAGACGAATGTGCCCATGAGGTATACACTATGTATGAGTCGGTGATTGCTGAAGAGAAGGCATGGGCGGATTACTTGTTTATCAAGGGACCTGTTATTGGATTGAATGCCGATATTCTGAAAGAATTTGTTGACTTCACTGCCTTTTCTCGCCTAAAAGATATCGGCATCAAGTATCAAGGAAGTCATCCGAAGAATAATCCTATTCCATGGATGAACAAGCACATCAATTTGGGTAGCAAACAGACGGCGCTTCAGGAGCAGGAAAGCACATCATATGTCATCGGTGTCCTTAGTGATTCAGTGAATCGTGAAGAATTACCCAATCTTTGATTTACAGTTGTCGCCGTGGTACCTGATGTAATTAGTTTTGTTAGTTACTTCAGTTCCACAGTGTTCACATCTAATTATTGGCTTAGCCTTTACTAGCTTACAGTTATCACCGTGATGCTTTGAAAAATTGGCAGAATCAACTTCCTTTCTACAATGAATACAACATATCTTCTTTTGTGAAGCGTGATTGCCGTTAGACAATTGTTTTTGGACAGATTCACGATGCCATTCTGAATCCTGAAAATGATGTTCTCCGGCTGCCACAATTTTTTGTTGGGCTTCTCTTTGAATGTTGCCCCCTAAGAAGGTATGAGTCCCATCCTTCACTCTCTGAAGTTGTGTCTCTCTGGCAACCGTGCCATCTAAAAATGGGTGAGTTCCATTCTCTACTTTTTCACGCTGTACTTTGGTCTGTAATACGCTATTGGTCTCCCTGAGTTTACGACATATGCCGCCATCTAAGCCATTCTCGGGTCTTAGATTCGCCCATTCATCACTCTCGACAACTTGATTGTATTCACTATACATAAGAGCGAATTCTTGTATGTGATGGGGGCAATAGAACCAATCGCTGACCCATATTGTCTTTACATTCTTTTTACCGTATTTCTTTACAATATTTTTCCAGTAAATACCACTACCTTTATATTTTTCAAAGTTTTTGCCAGTGGACTTACATAGATATTTTATGCCGTTACATTCTTTGACGGCGAGACGAGTTGGTTTGAACCTTCGTTCAATTCTTTCGGTGATGATTTTTGGTGAATAAATACCCATGCTGATGCTCCGTAATAGCGTTAGAGTAGTCGGAGAGGTAAGAGACTCGTGGACTACACCTTTATTTATCCAAATATCTAGACAAATCAAAATAAAAAAGTTATAATAGAGTCTATGACAATGAGAAATCTGATAAATATTATCGCTGAGTCAGTTAATGATGACTGGTTCAATACTGGTAGTTTTGAAACATTCAAGCTACCAGCAAGGGAGAAGTTTGATATTGCCTCAAAGGATGGCACTATTGAAACACTAGAAGGTCCAGTGAGATATAAGGCAGGTGCTTATATCATGACCGGACCAAAGGGCGAACAATACCCGATTACACCGGAACGATTCAAAGAGTTGAAGGATGACAATGGAGACGGCACTGCCTCACCAAAGAAAATCTTGAAACTTGCTAAATTAGCGGATCACGACGGCATCGTGAATACTAGTTGGGGTGAACCACTCAACTACACGGCGGGTAATGATTACATCGTAAAACATGGACCAAATGATTACGGTGTCGTGAAGAAGGATATCTTCTCACAAACTTATAACACAAAGGAAATAAAATGAGAAAATTTATAGCAGGACAATCACTACACCCAGTTGACGGTGACATTTATGTAGTGGCTGAAGACATTGGTGAGCCAGATCGTGTAGTTCTATTCAGTGAAAAAATCACAGCCGAAACTGCCGCAAACCACCCGGTTGACGCTGAAGGTAAAGTTGAATTCGTCAACAAAATTCTAGCAGAAAAGGGTCAAGACCTCTTGGAGCCTACAGAGATTGAATATCTGAAGGTAATGTAATGACAACAATCGTCTGGAGTAAAGACGGTTGTAGTCACTGTATAACCGCCAAGGCACTACTAGAATCAAAGGGCATCCCGTTTGAGGAGCGAAATATCTCCAATGGCGAATGGACCAGAGAACAACTATTTGAGGCTGTCCCAACAGCCAAATCAATGCCCCAAGTATTCTTGAACGGAGAATATGTCGGTGGTCTAAATGAATTAAAAGCGAAACTATGAAATTAGAATTAAACACGGTCAACACCTTCAAATTGAGTTCGGGTGAAGAACTAGTTGGTAAAGTCATCTCCGTTGATGGCAACACTGTCCAACTAGAGGAACCACTAAGTATCGCTCCTACCCCAAAGGGAATGCAATTACTGCCTAGCGTCTTCACAGGTGATGAGGACACTCTAGTCACCCTAAACTTGAATCTAGTCGTTATGACCTGCCCTACAGCAGAAGGCGTCAAAGACAAGTATCTAGAGGCTACTACTGGTATTCAAGTACCTGAAAAGAAGCTGATCCTAGGCTGATAAATACTCTAGGAGAATATAACGATGCCCGGAGTAGCCAGACAAAATGATTCATTCAGCACAGGACACGCCTGTACGGTGACTAGTAGTATTACTGGACCATCAACAGATGTGTTTGCTAATGGTCGTGGCGTTGAGCGAAAGGGCGATCCTTCAGTTCAACACACCATCAAAAGTGGCAGGAGTTGTGTGCCTCATACAGTGAACATTTCAAGTGGATCAGAAACGGTCTATGTCAATGGTAAACCTATAGCACGAATCGGTGATAAAATAGATTTAGGTTCAATAACTAGTGGCTCCGGTAATGTTTTCGCGGGAGGATAAAGAATGAGTTATTCAGGCAATCTTACCCCATTAGGAATCAATGTACTCACATCACTGAGTCAAGATATTGGTTTCGCCATCAACTCAGAGGCATCCTCTTTTCAGGGCGTCTGGAATCCTACTACCTATTCACCTGGTTCAATCGGTAACTTACCATTTTTGGCAGCCTATGCCAATAAGTTGACAACTGCTCACGCCGCTATTGGTACAACAGTGACTGACATTGTGTATAGAACCATGT